GTTCAAATGCACATACTCTTCCAGAGTATGTATTTTTGGTATCCGATATCCCTTCCGAGTATAGAATGATAATGTCAATAATAAAAAAGTTGAAAAATATGGGTGCGATCGTAAAAGCTGATCGCACCGCTTATGAAATACCTGGGTTAAAAGAAGAAAATCATTGGTCATCTAAATTAAAGGGTGATGTAGGTCTTCAACTTGCGATTGCATCAAGAATATCACAAGTAAATGAATGTGATAAAATATTAGACGTAACATATCCCAAAAGTATGTCTTTACTTAGAAATTCTATAATAAGAAATCTTTGTGTTAATGAAGAAGATACTTTAGAATCTGAAGAAATATGGAGCTATAATATGATGTTGGCAAAAGATTTTTTCCCATCTTTATATTATCCTGTAACAAGAAAATGGTCTGTACAAAATCATAGTCTTTTTGGAAATTCATTAAAAAAACGATCTATTTGTTTTTTGATGTGTGCAAAAGCATCAAATGGTCCTTTGGGTACTTTACCAGAAAATATACTTTTATATATAATAGAACTAATGGCAAGTATTCAAAGTGAAGAAGTTTTAAAAGAAGTAAGTAAATGGACTCATATAAAATATTCAGATTTTTCGTCTTGTTTAACAGAACGCATCATGAATGACGCATTGTGCATGCCTGTAAACATACAAAATATGTATATTGATCTTTTTAACTCACATTATTTTAAAGATAAAAAATTAGAAAAAATAAAAACAATAAACCAATACGCAAAAGATTTGGTTGGATCAAGTCATATAAATTGTACTGTTAAATATTGCAAAAAAACAGATTACAAGTTTTCAAATTATAAACTAAAAATTAAGTATGACCTAAAAAAGTATCCAGATCCACCACCGAATGCAGAATTTTGGCAGAGTTTTAATGGAAAACGAGTAATTTGGAAAACTAAAAATGGGGAATGTACTAGTTTCGATGGGGGAAACGTTATTTTCGATGAATATAATTTCCAAATGTGCGGCTCAGAAAAATGGGAACGTTGTGTTAAAAAACAAGAAGAAAGGCTACAGAGAATATGTAATCAAACACCTACTACATTTTATGTTGCAACAGAAAATGCATTATTACTTTGGTCTTCTTCTTTGAAAAAGACTGTACACTTCGCCGACGATTGTGGTAACAATCTGGTCGGTGTATTGGTGGAAATAGCTCCTTAGTTCTCATCGTTCTCGTTCATACTCTCAACAGTACTTTCATTTCCAATGAATAACGATAAAAAGCTTGGTCGATGTCTAGAAGGTGTTGAAATGATTGTTCTAGGCATAGTGTTTGGACTATAACTATTGCTATTCAAGTTGCTGTTATTATTCAAGTTGCTGTTATTATTCAAGTTGCTGTTATTATTCAAGTTGCTGTTATTATTCAAGTTACTGTTATTATTCAAGTTACTGTTAATTTCTTCTGTGTTTAATGGCGGAATTCTTGGTGGGAGAAATGTTCTGAATCTTCGGGTGGTTCTGTTGGTATTATTTGCAATATTTAATCTTTCACTAACTGGCGGTAGACTATTTCTAGGAGCATATGTACGAATATTTCTATTTAAAACTGCAATTTGTGCATTATTGTTTATCATTCCAGATATTATGTTGTTACTAGTATTTCTTGAAAAAATTAGTGATTCACGTTGTGATAGATTTTGAGCGCCTTGTGAACTCGTTAAATCTGAATCTATTTGTTGCATAACATCTTGATCAAAAGTAACACTATGTAATTCAATTATAGACCTAATTATTTCATCTGTTTCTGTTTCTTTTGAACTGTTGGGACAACTCGTCAACTCTTTTCTGCAATTAGGACATGAAAAATTTTTGTGAGCAATTGAAGTGAAAATACACTTACTATGAAAAATATGACCGCAATCTGTTTTCGAAGTGGCATCGTCGTCTTGTATCGGACAAAGACAAATACTACAATCCATGTTTAAATTATATAAATTATTTTTATATGAGCAACAACGACAACGACCTTGTATCAAACATGAGCAGCAACGACAACGACCTTGTATCAAACATGAGCAGCAACGACAACGACCTTGTATCGAACAATGTGGATAATAATAATACTGATACCAATACCGTTAAAATCGACAAAAGGAAGAGAGAGTCTTATGAACCATCAGAATGGAAGCTTATCCAAGAGAAGAGACTTACTGCATTTCGCAAGAAGCAATCAGAAAAGAAACAGAAATTGAACAGTTACAATGATATGAAAAATAAGGTGGAACTTCTAGAAAAGATTTTACTCGAACATGGAATTTCTCTTCCGTCTACTGATCCAATAATTGTAACTGAAGAATTTTCTGTTGAAAATGAAATTTCTGCAACCTCTGTGCAACACTCTGTTGTTCATGAGTAACTTTACAACTGTCAAAATACTTGATTGTTGTAGAGAGAAGTACCGACAATTGCGGCTAAATTACTAAAACCTCCTCCAGATTTTACAAAATATTTTGACCTCGTTAAAAAAAGAAAGTCATCGTCTGCGTCAATGCCCTTGTAATCAATTATTTTTTTGTTTTTAGACTCTATTATTTTTTTAACATTGTTTATGTAAATAATATTGTTTATAGATTTTTTACTCAATCTAAAAGATTGATTATAAACCATATAAACATTATTTACACTTTTAGGTATTTTCAGTTTTTTATAAAAATCAAGTGGTCGTACCCAATGACACCCATTCATGCATTTAAGATTTAAATAGTACGGGAATTCTAATACATCTCCCAAACGAAGATGTATTGTCATTGAATCATATGACATGAAAGTTTTATTAAAATTTCTTTCGAAAACTATTTTGTTTAGAGTTTTGTAGTCATTATGTTTTTTTGTTCTTGATATATACTCACAACCAATAGACTTGTTCCATTTATCGCAATATAATTGAGGACTAGGGTGTATTCTGGGGTACAAATTGTAATTTTTTTCGATATATCCTTTTATGAGATCATTTAGACGATATTCGGATGAAGGATTAAACATGTTCATATTATTGTGTAAATAATAAAATATTTAATATAAAAAAAAATGAACATGAATACAAACAAAGGTATGAAAATATTACTTTTAACAATTCTTTGCTTAGTGATTGCATATATTCCAAAAATAATAGGAAATGATGAGTACAAATCAGATATAGAAACTGTCATTGAGACGATAACATTAGACCAAACGTTACCGATTGCAGCTGTGATACTATTATTGGGATTGATTTTGATCGCAGTGACCAAAGAGTGTGAAAATAATACAAACGAAAAAAGTTTGGTCGCTCCTTATACGTAATTTATTTTCTAAAAGGTTGAAGAACAATCCAACAAATAGACAAATAAATTGTAATGTAAAGTATTGTATCGTTTTCAATTAGCAAATACTGAACATCTTCTACATTTTTACATTCGGGTATTTTTTTGCAAAATTTTTTTATATTTTTTATCGTACAATTGGGAAAATTTGACAGTTGTAAATTTTGAATATTACATTCTTTGCAATCGTCATCCATTTTTTTTATGTAACTAAAATTTTTGGAAAAGAGGATCTTGGTCTTCCTCCTTATCATCATTCAAAACATTATGAATATCGGAAGGCAAATATCGTTGTTCGGTATCGTTTTTATTTTTGAAGTAGTAATAGTTTAACACAATACCCAAAATAACAACTAACAGTGTTAATAAAAAAATTTTTTTACCACTTTTTGTATTTTTTTTAGGTTCATCACTTTCTAAAGAAGTTTTAAATTGTTTTTTAACATCTTCAATCGATGACATTTTATAAAAAAATAAAAAAAAAAGGTCAATATTTTACTCAAATATTTATAGTATTATTTTTTGAAATCCAAGGAAGTATTGATATTATTAACAGACCAATTATACCCACAAATGAAACTAGAAGATATGACAGTATTCTATATTCTAGTACGAGAGTATCTAAAAATTCATAAGGTTTTTTTATTGAGAAATATTCCACTGTAAACACCCATATAGTATTATAAGCAAGTATGAATAAAATAGATTTTGATATAGCACTATAAGTTGTTTTATCAAGATGAAAAATTGTAAAAAGCGGAAGTATTATATGACCACCAACCCCATAAAACAAATAAGATGGGAATGTTTTGCTGAACGACATTAGCGATGGTATGCAAGCGGGAAATACAATAAATACACCTATAGAAATACATACGTATGCTAAAAATGATGGAATTTTGAACACCATTTGAATAAAATGAAGTAATGAAGTGAAAGCAACAAACCAACCGCTATATTGAAACAATATATTTGTGTTTATATTAGTGACTTCATAAAAAATTGTTAATACTCCTAAACAAAAACATAACAAATTCAACATTTATTATACTTTAATATTTTTAAATCAGTTTTTGTTTTTTAATATATAAAAAACAAAATGGAAGCTCAAACATTTGCAAAGGATTTTTTTTCCATGGCAACAAACAGCACAGAAGAACATAATAATTTGTCTAATCATGAAGAGTGGTTACTTCGAGAATATGCGAAACTTTTGAAAAAAGAAGCAGAAATAAAAAAAAAAGAAGAAGCGATCGAGAAACAATCAATAGTGAATCAGAATTCTCAGTGAAATTTTTTAAATATAAAAAATGGAAGAACTTATTGAAAAAATTGGTTCAATTCATTCTACATGTCTTATAGATGGTCATAAAATACTTGACACATTATTGGAAAATTGTTATCAAATGTTGCAAGATAGGGGATGTTCAGAAATAGAAAAAACAAACAATTTACTTGAGTGTATGGAAAGTGTATTACCAGTACTAAAAGGAAGGGGTGTGAAATCAATAGACATTTACTTTTCAACCGAAGAAAGAGTTGGTGTAAAGTATCTTAGAAGCATTTTAGAAGAAACAACCGTTGATAAAATAATATTGTGTAGTTTAGACGGGCCGACAACGTTTACTAAAAAAGAAAGTGAAGTTGCGGATGTACAATTCTTTTTGTTTAAAGATTTGTTTGTTAATATCACAAAACATAAAATTGTTCCAAGACATGAACTTTGCATAGATTCGATTCCATATACAAAAGAAGAAATTCCAAAAATTTCGATAACTGATCCAATCGTGCAATATTACGACTTTCCATTAGGAAGTATAATAAAAATATATAGAAAATTTGGTTCTCATGAACCTACAATATATTATAGGTTAATCTGTCCTTAATATTAAATTTTTTAATAAAGTTTTTTTAGATCGTCCATCGTCTAAAAGTTTGTAAGTAAAATGTGTTAAATCAGCATTTTGAAAGTAACATTCTTTAGTTTCATTATTTTTTAAAAGAACTTTCACTTTTTTTCCTTTTAATTTTTCCAAGACTTTCTGTCGTTCTAGTGTTACATCCATGCTAAATTTTTGTAGCGCCAACTCAGGATTTTTTAAAATACTTCCACTTGAGTAAGTAAACGTTACCATTTTTTTATGCTATTTTTTTTATTTTAGTATATTTAAGTTTTTAAAATATATTTTTAACATACGGTTTATTTTTTTTTATTTTTTAGTTTTATACAAAAAAATGAAAGAATGTTTAATATGTTGTGAAAATGTAACTGAAAAATCATTCACAACTTGTCCATTTTGTGATTTCGAATGTTGTAAAAACTGTATACAAAAATACAGCTTAGAATTGACAGATGATATAAATTGTATGAATTGTCACCGTCATTTCGATAGATCCACGCAAAGAAAAATCTTTACAAAGACTTTCATAGACAAAACTTATAAAAGAAGAAGAGAAGAATTGTTACTCCAACGCGAAACTGCACTTTTACCAGCCACACAAGTTGCAATATCTATAGAAAGAAGAAGAAGAGCTGTCCAAAAAGAAATAGATTTATGGAGAAATGAACAAGCTAAAAAAATGAACGAATTGGCACGTATTCAAAAAAGAATAAACGATTTAACTAACTTTATGTATAGTAATCGAGTAAATATGGACGACGAAGATATGTCATCCGCTGCTTCATTTGTTCTTAGATGTTCTCATGAAAATTGTAAAGGTTTTGTTAGTAGGGCGTACAAATGCGGAACTTGTTCTCAGTATACTTGTCCTGATTGTCATGAACCTAAGAATGGGCGTTTTGATGCGCTTCATGTATGTGATGAAAACAAAAAGAAAAATGTTGCAGCAATACAAAGAGAATGTAAACCTTGTATATCGTGTGGTACTCAAATATTTAAAACAGAAGGTTGTCCACAAATGTTTTGTACACAATGCAACATTTTATTTGATTGGAATACCGGAAAAAGAATATCACATGCGAGTGGCCACAATCCTCACTTTATTCACTGGCTTCGTGAATCTGGACGCAATACCAGAGACGTTGGTGATGTTATGTGTGGAGGGATACCTGAACTCCGTACTATAATAGAAAAGTTGAAAGTGAGACCTGATTCTGATACTGCCATCAAAATATCGTTAATTGTTAGAACACTGTTACATATTCATCACCATGAACGGCCAAGATATCCGATTACTTGGAACAATGATGTGGCCACCCAACAACTGAGAGTAAAATGGAGCATAGGAGATTACACGGATGAAGAGTTCAAAGTACTCTTGCAACGAAATGAAAAAAAGAGTTTGGTAAAAAAAGAAATAGGATTGGTTTTGGAAATGATTGTAAATTCTTCAACGGATATTTTTCAACGGTTTGTATTCGATCAATCTCCCAACATACTGACCTCACAATATAATAGACACGAAGAACTGTTCTGGGAGTTGGAGAATATTAGAAATATAGCGATGGAAAACTTTACTTTAATATCTAAAGACTTTTCTGTAATAACACCTAAAATAACTGGAAATTGGGATTATATTTCTAAAAATTAATTTAAAAGTACATCAAATTATTTTTTCTCAAAAGTAGGCACATAAAAACCAAAATGTTTTTGGTTTCTATTCAAGATTAAATATTCCATTTAAAAAACTAGCTGAATGTATTTTTTTACAATCTGGTTATGTTTTGGCGATATACTTTATAAATGTTTATAAAGTTAAAATATTTTAGACTTTTACAATTCTAAAAACTTCTTCATATGCCTGGTGATCCACTCGATGAGGCACCTGGTGTGAATGGTTTATATGCGCGTTTCCATTTTTAACATACAAAGTTCTGTACTTATTACCACTACCACAATTTACAATAGTTTTGTAATGTTTAGGACTATCCAAATTTCCACAGTGTCCGCCTGAAAGTTGAATTCTGTAATGATCATTCTTGTTTAAAAATTGACTATTAACCCATTTTTTCGTAAGATTAGCATGATGAGATCCCCACTCATCTCCTCGTTTTTCTATTTTCGCATTGAGTTCGTCTCTTACTTCTTGTATAGAATTGTAAATAGAGTCAAGTGACATTACTTCCATATTTCCATTGTTGTCTTGAAGTAAAATTTTTTTATCCTTGTGTTTTCTTGTGAAAAATTCTTTTTTGGGTATAAAGTTTATACATATAACAATCAAAAGTAATATAATAATGAAATGTTCATTTGTCATTTATAATATAGAAAAGTTTTTTAATTAAACTACTAATAATATTTTTGATTGTTATAATAATTTTGATGTTTTCAATACATTTTCATAATAAT